GCCTGCTGCTTCTTGCTTGCGCAAGTTGGATCAGTCTGTATGCAAAGGATCCATTTACGGATCCTGGATCGCACGAACCGATTGTTACTTTGTGTCCTGTCTTCATTTGTTTCCCCCTGTTTAGAAGTGCAGGGCGAGTGACTCGGGGGGTGGGCCACTCGCCCTGCACAATTTAGTGCTTGCCTTCGATTAGAAGGTTGGTGCGCTTAGACCTGTGCCTGAAATGATCGAGGCTGCAAGTGGGTAGCGCTCTGCTGTAAATGCGGAATATCCGTAAACGACAGACTTGATTGTGAGGTTGCCAGCGCCAGTCGCATCGAAACGAAGTGCGAATGGTGATCCTGGCTGCTCCCAGAGGTGTGCTTCTCCTGCTGTTACGCAGTAGATCTCATCCTGGTTTGTTGTTGTTCCGTATGTTGTTCCGATGTTTGCATCGGTGATGATTGGAAGTCCGAGCATCTGGTATCCGGAGTTTCCGTAGATTGGCGCTCCGCCGACTCCTACTGCGTTCATCGCGCCGTTTGCTGCTGGCACAACGAGTGGGCGGTTTGTGCTGTCCACTGCTGCGAGAAGAAACGCGAGGCGACGTGGGTGAAGTACCCAGTGTGTAGGTGAAACGAATGCGTTTGTCTGGATCTGCTGAATTGCGTCAGCGAGCTTTGGATAAAGCAATCCGACTGTTGGTGCTGTTGATGTGAATGTGACGGCATTTCCACCTGAAGCGCGAAGGCCCTTGATTGTGCCTGCTGTGCCTGCACCATTGAGGATCTGTGAGTCGAGTGTTGTATGCCATGACTTGATCAAGTCAGCAATAACGAATGAATCGATGCCTGTTCCGCGCTCTAGTGCCTGGCGAGAAATATCTTGCTGGCCTGCGATTGTACGAACATTTACTGTGAGCAATGTATCGTCAACATCAGTTTCTGATACTGCATCGTTCTGTGTAACTTGAACAGCCGTTGAGCTTCCTGTTGTCATGCGGCTAATGTTCAGAGTCATTCCACTTGGTGGAAGTGTCATCTTGTTTGTTGCTGCGTCTGCGAATGGGCGTCCTGCGCGTGCGTATGGAGCTGCAAGGTCGACGAGGTATTGTGGAATTACAAGACCATCGAACTGTGCTGTTCCAACATCGCGGCGCTCGATTGACTCTTCACGCATGTGGCGTGCAAGGCGCTCGTTTGCTGCGTAGTCATTTGAGAATTGCGCATTGAATGCGTCCTTCACGAATGATGCATCTGAGTTTGGTGAGTATGTGCGCTCTTCGCGTGTAACTGTTGCGCCGCCTGTGGTGCGTGGCATTACAACGTCTGAAACTGCTGAGCGGATTTCAGATGCCTTTGCATCTGCATCTGCCTGTGCTTTCATCTTTTCGATCTTTGAATCGAGTGAGCGTGATTCTTCTACGAGTGTATCCACCTTTGTGGTTTCCTCTGCTGTTAGGTCAGTGCGGTTCTCTTCTGCTACTGCTTCGAGAACTGCGTCCATCTCTGACTTAACTGCATCACGACGCTCGATCAACTTATCAAGGAAAGACTTTGACATGTGTTGATCTCCTTCTGATTAGGGTTTGGATCAAAGTGGTGTCACTTCTTCTCGCGGCGCATATTGGGTGCGAGAGGCGCTCCGGCTTTGTATCTGCTGATTGCAGCAGAATTCTACTTTGTATTTTCTACGATTGCTTTTGCGAGTCGTAGTGAAATGCATCGAGGTGATGCTTCTTCAACCATTGGTTCTTCTTCGGTCATCGAATCTTCTACTTCGATTTCTGTTTCCACTTCTGGCTCAAGTCCGAGAACTGTTTCCAGCATCGACTTTCCTTCGCCAAGATATTCGTATGATTCGTCGATCTTGTCGAGAATTGCCTGGATTACGATCAGGCTTTCTCCTGTGATCTCGCGGCCTTCTTTGATTGCCTGTCGAGCTGCTGCAATCTGTTCCCTGGCTTTTATGGGGCGGAGATTCAGACTTCAGCGACCGAGCACAAAACTGGGCGCAAAGAAAAATAGACGCACTCGACGCAGAAGAAGACTCAAGGAGCAAAATGACAAAGAAAATCGAACGCCGCACCTTCACGATCAAGAACGTAGAAGCACGCCAGGCAGAAGACGGAACCATGCGCCTCTCTGGATACGCAGCCGTATTCAACGACGACAGCGTGCCGCTTCCATTCATTGAAAGAATCGCACCGGGCGCATTCAGAAAGACCCTGACCGAAACACCAGATGTGCGCCTCTTGATCAATCACGAAGGCCTACCTTTGGCAAGAACAAAGAACGGAACCCTTCGACTTAACGAAGATGAAACCGGCCTCTATATGGACGCAGATCTTCCAGACACGCAAGCAGCTCGCGACCTTTACACCCTGGTCGAGCGCGGCGATGTTGACCAGATGAGCTTTGCATTCAGAGTGATCCGCCAGAAATGGAGCGAAGATCGCAGCCGCCGAGTTTTAACAGAGCTCAGCCTTTCAGATGGCGACGTTTCAGTCGTCACATATCCGGCCTATCCAACGACAAGCGTTGAAGCACGCGAAGCATTAAGAAGCGCAATAGATGCAATCAAGGAAGGCCGTGAAGTTACCGGCGAATCTTTAATCATCCTAAAAACAATTTTCGAGGATCTCAGCGAAGGTCATGAATATATTATGCGTGCCGTTGAAATGATGGCGATGCTTACAGGCTCAGAAGAAGAAATTGAAGAACAATCACGTGAAAACGTTGGCGACTTTGTCGAATGGGATTCAAGCGGTGGAACTGCAAAAGGCCGCATTGAACACATTATGGAAGAGGGCGTTCTTGGTATTCCAGGAACAGAATTCAGCATTACAGCTGAAGAGGGCGATCCTGCGGTTTTGATTCGAGTATATGAAGAATTTCGCGATGGATACAGACCAACAGAAACCTTAGTCGGTCACAAAATGTCTGAACTTCGTTATATTGAACCACTACCTGAAGCAACCGAAGAAGAAGGTCGCAAGATTTCTCTTCGACTTGCGAAAGCAATCGTAAGTAATACAAAATAGAATTCTGCTGGATAAGCCAGCAGAGACAAAGTCGGAGCGAGACTCACACCCGGAAAGCGCCGTGAGAATTACCGCCACCACCTTGCAAAAACCAACTCATAAGGAGATCAAATAAATGTCAAAGTCTTTTCTTGACAAGTTGATCGAGCGCCGTGATGCAGTTAAGGCAGAAATGGATGCAGTTCTAGAAGCAGTAGCTTCAGAAGATCGCACCGACCTAACAGCAGATGAAACAACAAAGGTCGATACCCTTGTTGAAGAATCACGCACACTCGATTCAAAGATTGAAAAAATGAAGGCACAGGCAGATGCAGATGCGAAAGCAAATGAAATCCGCTCAGCAGTAGCCGACGTAGCAATGCCAAAAGTAGGCGGAACAACAGTCACACGCGAAGAGCGTACATACTCAGCAAACTCAACATCATCATTCGTGAAGGATGCATTCAATGCACAGTTCTCAAATGACTATGCAGCAAACGAGCGCCTTGCACGCCATATGCGTGAAGAGTCAATCGAGCGCCGCGATGTTGGAACACCACAGTTCGACGGTCTTGTAATTCCACAATACCTAGTCGAATTAGCAGCTCCACTAGCACGCGCAGGTCGCCCATTCGCAGACTTCGCAACAAACAAGATGGCACTTCCACCAAGTGGAATGACGCTGAACATTTCTCGCATGACTACAGGAAGTTCAACGGCCGTACAGGTTACACAGAACGATGCAGTCTCAGAGACAGACATCGACGACACACTACTTACAGTAAATGTTCGTACGATTGCCGGACAGCAAGATGTATCACGTCAGGCACTAGAGCGCGGAACAGGCATCGATACATTCGTAATCGCTGACTTGATCAAGTCATGGCACACAACACTTGATTCACAAATCCTAAATGGTGCAGGCACAGCCGGCACAATCAAGGGCCTTCGTGCATCAGGCGGAAACGCAATCACATTCACATCAACAGCACCAACAGTTGGTCTTTTGTATCCAAAGCTCGCAGATGCGATCCAACAGATTCAGACAAACTCATTCACAAACCCAACACACTTCATCATGCACCCACGCCGCCTTGCATTCTTGCTTGCAGCAGTTGACAGCACAAACCGTCCATTGGTAGTGCCAGCCGCTAACGGCCCAATGAATGCAGCAGGTGTTGGAACAGGTGGTTCTGCATACGGTAACTCCGGCTATCAGATGATGGGTCTCCCAATCATTACTGATGCAAATGTTGGAACAACTTACGGAACAACAACAAATCAGGATGAAATCTATGTTGTCAACGCAGGTGAATCTCACCTTTGGGAACAACCAGGATCACCATTCACACTTCGCTACGATGCAACAGGCGCAGGAAACTTGACAATCAAGACTGTTGTATATGGATACGCTGCTTACACCGCAGAGCGTTATCCGCTAGCAGCCTCAATCATCTCAGGTTCAGGTTTGTCAGCACCAACCTTCTAATTTGAAGGTTCTTTAATAGTGTGAAGAGTGGGTAGGACTCCCCCGACTTACCCACTCTTCACCTCTAAGATTCGGGGGAATCAAATGAAAACAGGTCACAAAGTTACAATCGGGTCTTGCGACCCAGGAATGGTCAATGGCGCTTTTGCGTACAGACTCATTCAACTTTCAGGAGCTAGAAATTCAAAACTCGGCCCATTCGTGCGAGTCAAAGGTTCAGGCTTACTATCAAAGCAACGCAATCGTGTTGTGAAACAATTTTTAGAAATGACCGATTCCGATTGGTTGTTGATGCTTGACAGCGATGAGCAACTTTCAGTTGAAGCATTTGATGCTTTATGCGACACCGCCCATGACAAAGAACGCCCTGTTGTTGCAGGTCTAGTCTTTGCAGGTTTCGGTGTTCCTGGCAAAACTTATCCAAAACCCGTTCCCGCAATCTTTCAGGATTCGCCACAAGGATTCTTGCCCTTGTATAAATATGACAAGAACTCAGTTTTTGAAATAGATGCAGCAGGTACAGGCTGCTTGATGATTCACCGAAGCGTGTTGGAAAAGATGCGCGAGGTTGCAGACCCAAATCAAGGCAAAGATTGGTGTTGGTTTTGGGATGGGCCTGTCAACGGAGAATGGATTGGTGAGGATTTACTTTTCTCACGCAGAATCAAATCACTTGGCTATCCAATCCATGTGAACACTTCAGTAATACTTCCGCACCAAAAGTCATTTTGGTTAGATGAAAGTCATCACGAAGCATGGAAAGACTAAAGAAACTTCTTCGCAGAAAGCCGAAAGAAACGGCAACTGCGGAGCCACAATTAGAACGAGCAATCCTGCCAAAAGCAGAAAAGAGGATAAAGCGTGGCGATCACTAACGGTTACTCCACACTTGCCGAGTTGAAGGCAGCATTGACAATCAGCGATGCAACAGATGATGCAGCTCTTGAAGCAGCCATCAATGCAACGAGTCGAATGATTGATGACTACACAGGGCGATTCTTTTACCAAGACGGAACACAACAAGCACCTGTTGCTCGTTATTACACCGCCCTTGATCCGTGGACAATGAATGTTGATGACATCACCACAATCACACAGATTGCAACTGATGACAACTTCAATCAGACTTGGGATACTGTGTGGTCAACAAGTGATTACATGGTTGAACCGATCAACAATCCACGAAGAGGGTGGCCGTTCACACGAATCTTGGCAATAGGTCGGTATGTATGGCCTTACTACTTGCCACAGGCTTGCAAAATCACAGGCATTTGGGGTTGGACTGCTGTGCCTTATGAGGTGCAATCAGCTTGCTTGATTCAATCTTCACGCATCTTTGTTCGCAGACAATCACCATTTGGCATTGCAGGAACACCTGAACTTGGAACTGTCAGACTTACTTCACGCCTTGATCCTGATGTTGAAGCCTTGCTTCGACCTTTCCGCAAGAACAATGGGTTGGCTAAATAATGAACCCAAGTCAAGTTCGAGATGGTTTGAAAACAAGACTGCAAACAATTACAGGCTTACGAGCGTATGATTTGATTCCTGACACAGTAGTTCCGCCTTGTGCGGTAGTAGGACAATTAGATTTCACATTCGACATTGACAATGCTCGCGGTCTTGACCAAGCGCAGGTTGATGTCCTTGTGATTGTGCAACGCTTTTCAGAGCGTGCTGGACAAGACAAACTTGATGCATACCTTGCAGGTTCAGGTTCAAGTTCTATCAAAACAGCAATTGAAGGTGATCGCACTCTTGGGGGAACAGTCAACACCTTGCGAGTTACAGGTGCCGAAGCAGGTACTTATGATTCACAAGGAGTCACATTTCTTTCCTATCGTTACAGAATCACGATTTGGGGATAAGGAGAACCAATGGCATACACCGTCATCTCAGATCGAGAGGTCTGTGGCAAAAAGAAGGGTGAGTCAATCACCGACAAAGAACTTGTTGATGCAGGAGTAAGCGCACAAGCACTCATTTCTGCAAACCACATCAAGGCAAGCAATGCAGTATCACCATCCATCAAACCAGCAACAGAAGGAGCGACCAACTAATGGCTCGTATCGTTTTAACCAATGCGTTCATTTCAGTTGGTGGAGTGGATTTGAGCGATTTAGTTAGCTCAGTCTCACTCTCATCAACATTTGATGTCGTAGAAACAACAGCATTTTCATCATCAGCAACAAAGACTCGCGTGGCAGGTCTTGCAGACAATTCAATCACTCTTGAATTTCATCAGGATTATGCAACAGGCGAAGTTGAACAAACAATTTATCCATTACTTGGAACAGTTGCAGCAGTAGTTGTCAAGCCAAATGGATCAACAACAAGCGCATTCAATCCTTCATACACTTGCAACGCGGTCATTTCAGAATGGACTCCACTTAACGGAGCCGT